CTCGGAGATGTGTATAAGAGACAGGAAAAAAAGGAGGAGGTGAAAGAAAACGAACCGAAACAGTGAAAACCATTTCGCACAAGTGCCGCAAATGGAACGACCGCGAAGCAAATTTGACAGAAGCCACCAGCTGTTAACGACCATCAACGAAGGTGACCTCGTACCCATCTACTGTGATGAAGTGCTGCCGGGCGATACCGCAAAAATACACCTGAACGGACTTATTCGCATGAGCACTCCCATCTATCCTATCATGGATAACTGCTACATGGACACCTATTTCTTCTTTGTTCCATGCCGTCTGCTGTGGGAACACTGGGAGAACATGTTCGGCGAGAACGATACAGACTACTGGGCAGAAAAGACCGAGTACAGCACACCAACTACCGAAATCAAAGGCAATGGTATTAGTTCCGGAACAATCGGAGATTATTTCGGAATACCGACAAACGTGCCGCTAAAAGTAAACGCACTCCCGGCACGCGCCTACGCAATGATTTATAACGAGTGGTTCAGGGATGAAAACCTTGAAGCACCTATAATGGTAGGATACAAGAAAACTGACAGCGGGGGCGACTCTGCTGACCCAGAAGCCGACGGAGCACAATACGCCAATAAACCGGAAGTTACTGCGACCTTATCAGAAGGTGCAATATACGCAACAAAACCGGCAAAGGCTGGAAAGTTCCACGACTACTTCACATCCTGTCTGCCTTCGCCGTTAAAAAATAGCCCTGTGGAAATCGGCCTGACTGGTAATGCACCAGTAAAACTATATAACAATGCAGAACTGACAACCGAAACACCGGTATCAACTCAGCTATCGCTAAGCACAACCGGCGTTGTGCAGAACATCGGAAACGCAATGGGAATAACCGGAAAAGATGGACAAACCACCGATTTGAAGTTCGTAGGCACAGACCTCAGTGGAGTGAACGCAATCAGCATTCAGGACTTGCGCATGGCAATTGCCTTGCAGCATATCTTTGAAGCAGATGCACGAAACGGCACGCGCTATCGCGAGTTCCTTTCTGGTACGTGGGGCGTAACGTCACCGGACAGCCGTCTGCAGATTCCTGAATACATCGGCGGTCAGAGAATCGCAATCAATGTAAATCAGGTCGTCCAGACGAGCCAGACGGACCCGACAACCGGACAAGCACTAGGCAATACGGCAGCATACAGCCTGACCACGTGCAGCAAGCAGATGGTGGACTATGCAGCGACCGAACACGGCTATATCATCGGACTGGCAGTGGTACGAGTGGAACACAGCTACCAGCAAGGGCTTGCAACCAAGTGGACACGTGGCGGACGGTTCACATACTACGACCCGAGACTAGCGGCACTGGGCGAACAACCGGTATATAACCGCGAAATCTATGCACAGGGCACAAACAAAGATAATGAAATCTTTGGGTATCAGGAATGCTGGGCGGACTACCGCTACAAGCCTTCCTACGTAACCGGAGAAATGCGGTCCAACTATAAGACGTCACTGGATGCATGGCACTATGCGGACGATTATAACGAGCTCCCGCGTCTCTCAGCAGAATGGATTCAGGAAGGAACACAGAACATTGACCGAACAATTGCGGTAACAAGCGCAAAAAGTCACCAATTCCTGTGTGACTTCTATTTCAAAGAGGACTGGTATCGCGAAATGCCTATCTACGGCATTCCCGGCATCGAAAGAATTTAAGGAAGGAGGAAGCCCCGCAAAAGCGGGGCTATTTTTGAATGGAGACGTTATTAAAATTTATGCCATACCTCATGAAAGGACTAAGCCTACTGACGGGCGTCATCACAAACAGTAACATGAGCAGCGCCAAGGACAGCCAAGCATCAGGCAGCGAGGCTACAACCGGCAGCGAGACTACAACCGGCAGCGTGACAGCACCGCAGCAAATCGGAACGGCGCAAATCGGCACGCCAACAGGTATTACCACATTCGGCAACCAGAGCAGCGTAAACACCGCAAACGCGCTACAAATGATGAGCGGACTGCTGAGCAACCTCGCGAATGCTGGAAGCCAAGCAAGCGCCAAGAAGTACAACAGCGCGGAAGCGGCAGCAGAGCGAGCGTTTCAAAAGGAAATGCGCGGGACAGCCTATCAGGACACTGTAAAAGACATGATTGCAGCGGGAATCAATCCTATTCTGGCAGCGACAAACGGAGCAACAAGCGCACCATCGGGAGCATCTGCAAGCATTGGAAGCCAACGCTATAACCAGCAGAGCGCACAGGCCGCAAGCGTATCCGCAATGTACGAATACGGCAACAACACGGCAGAGCTGGCAGACAAATACTTACAGCTAGCAAAACAGGCAACCAGCGCAAAACAATTTAAGAATGCGAAAAGCTGGGAACAGGCAGCAAGCGAGCTGGCAACATCAAGCGCAAAACAGGCACAACAATACAGCTATGCAGCTAACAAGTTGGGTTCAGGGCTTGCGAAAGCGGGAGAAAAAGCCAAGGACGCAGTAAAAAAGGCTGGTAAAGCGGCCAAAGAAGGTGCTGACAAAGTAGCCGAAGATACTATCAACAGGGCGGCAAAAAGACGCAAACTAATTGAAGGATACAAATCCGGACAAGCATACACAGGAGACTAAGAAAGGAAGGGGGGTGGAAAACATCCCCCTTTTTTGTAACAATAATCCAAAAAATAAAGAATGTGGAAAACTTGAGTTTTCAACACTTTCAACAGGTTTTCAACAACAAGTTGCACAAAGAAATTCGTCAAAATGACGAACATTCAACAATTCAACAAGTTTTCAACAAAGTTTTCAACAGGCAAAAAGACAATAAATAAACGTAGTAACGTTAAAAAAACGAGTTTTCAACACTTTCAACACTGCTACTACTACGACTACAACAAGTTAATATATAAAGAAAGCGAGGTGTCAACCGGCACAAGATAGACAAGGAAGCTTGTGCCGGTAACAAAAATGCCATGTACAAAACCATTAGTATTTCAGATGGACACGAAAAAACCGAAACTGTGGGGAAGTCTGGAAAACCTATCAAAGCAAGGACTGCAAACGGACATCATGGACGGCGTCAAAAAAGGAAAATTCGCATTGTTACCATGCGGTAAGTGCGAGTACTGCCGCAAACAGATAGCGGACCAATGGGCAACAAGAATAGAGCTAGAGGCCAAAGAGTGGGACGATGTGATTTTTCTAACACTGACGTATGACGATGAGCATGTTCCATACGGCGAAATCATCAAAGGCTACAGAAGCATCCAAAGTCAGACAGTAAGCAAACGAGACGTGCAGCTATTTCTAAAACGGCTACGGAAAGCGTACAAGAAACCAATAAAGTATTTCCTAGCGGCTGAATATGGTGACAGAACAAAAAGACCACACTACCATGCAATAGTATTTGGACTAAAGCCACCGGATGCACAATGGTACAAAAACCAAAAGGGCAACAGCTATTTTAAAAGCGAATGGTTGCAAAAAATCTGGGGCAAAGGCATGATAGACTTTTCACCAGCACAACCGGGAAGTTTTGCATATGTGGCGCAGTACGTCAACAAAAAAGCCATAGGTACAGAAGAGAGTGTAAAATACTGGACCCAAGGCAGAGAACCAGAATTTAGAATCATGTCAAAAGGTATAGGCGAAAAATATCTAAACGAACACAAAGATGAAATCTTGAAAACGGATAGCATCATCTGTGCAGGAGGACGCGAGAAAAGGCCTCCACGCTATTTTGATAAAATTCTAGATAAAGATACCAGCCAAGACACAGAAAACCATTTTAAAGCACATTCTGACGAGCTGAGAGAGGTTAGAGCCAGACGCAGACGCAGCGCAATACAAAGCTTAATCAATCTCGAACAGAGCACGAACGTGGATTATAAAACCTATCTCGACATTCAGAAAGAAAAGGACAAGCTAAAGCAAAAATGGCGTGAACCAAAAGAATGACGCGCACAGCGCTCATAATGAATGGATTAGCCGAGCTCCGCATGCGCTACGCACGGCAAGGCGCTAAAGCGCCATCAAAACAAAGGAGCAAAACTGGCTGCTGATATATCAATTAAAATACTTGACAATTGTAAAGAAATATGCTATAATATAACCAGAAAGAGAGGTAAGAACCATGAAAAGCGGCTACGAATACACTGAAAACAAAAAAGTAAAATTCTACCGTTCAAGAATTGACGGGCAAATCCGTTTCCCTTATACTTACAGCAAAAAAGAAAACTGCTGGGTAAACAGAACGTGCGAACTGTCCCGGCAGAGAATCAGACAGTTAGAGAATGAAAACAAAATAATGTGGATGTAAGGAGCTTGACGAAAATGATTAAAAGCTATATCATGGACACAGACGGAAACACAAAGCTGGCAAGACACTTCAAAGTAAAAGAATTTGCTTGCAAAGACGGAAGTCAAGTAGTATTCATAGACGACTACTTATACACCGTTCTGGATATCTTACGGCACAAGTTGGGGAAACCAGTCATTATCACCAGCGGATACAGAACACCAGAATGGAACGCAAAATGCGGCGGAGCAAAATACAGCTACCATAAGCGCGGTATGGCGGCAGATATCCGGGTAAATGGAATAAGCGCAAAAGAACTTGCCAACAAACTGAATGAAATCGTACCGGATGGATGCGGCATTATCGTATACAACAATTGGGTGCACTTTGATGTACGAACCGGGAAAAAGTACAGAAAGGGGATGTAACAACGAGACATATCAGAATCAAGCGGTAAGCAAATGACACCATAACCTGGAAAAGAGAATCAGCAATGAAAACATGGAATGCAAGAGACCAGACCAAAAAAGCAAATTGTGGACAAAACAGAAAAAAATAAAGGAGTAAAATAATGGCACACAGAAGCGGAGCGGGTCGAGGCGACCAAAAACGCTTTACCCAGACTGCAAAGCGGGTAAAAAACATCAACGTTAGACCGAAGGTATCACGAGGCGGAGTTAGATTGTAAACCATACAAACAAAGAAAGGGGGCATAAAATGGCATTAATCAAGGTCAAGGACGTTAAGGAAGCAATTGCACTGATGATGAACATCCTTGAAAAGCTCGACGAAATCTACCACGCACTGAAGGACGCAAACAAAGACAAAGAGTAAAGGGGAAAAACATGAAGCTGAAATTCTACTCATTCCACGATGCACTAACCAACGGCTACTCACAGCCATTTCTGCAGAACAACAGGGCACAGGCAGTACGAACGGCACGCTGGAAAGCCAACGAAAGCAAGCCAAGTGAAATCGAAGATATTTCACTCGTAGAACTGGGCGAATTCGACACCGAAACGGGTTACATGAGCGAAGCAATGCCTGAACACATCGCACGGCTCATCGACCTGAAGGAGACGACCAATGCTAAATCCTGATGTAATGGTGAGATACTACGGTCTACCGACCGAAAGAGTGACAAACAATCCGGGCAGCGAAACCGCACCAACGTGGAAAGCAGTAAAGCGACCGAACGGCACTACCGACTACATCCCGCAGCCGGACGAAAAAACATACGAAAAAATCCAGCGAGCTGGCGAGGGCTACGACCTTGCAAGCGCAATCGCACGACTGGAAGCAGGAGACACCAGCATCAAGGCAAAAAGCATGGTATATACCGAGGGCACCGACCTTGAAAATCTGCCCAAGGACATCATGACGATGCACGAAAAGGCCGAAGCTGCAGCCGAAACGCTGGAACAGCTGAAACAGGTACAGCGGACCGAACAGCCGAAGCCGAAAGAGGACGAACAGCCGAAGCCGAAAGA